CATAGTCCACATAGCGAGCGTCAAATGCATCAGTACCAAAAGCATCATAGAGACCTGGTACGTCATGCGGTGAGAAGAGGCTAATCTCTCCATTCGCAATGAAACGTTCGTAGAAAAGTTTTGAAATTTGGATTGAGTAGTCAAGTTTCCTCACTCGATTGTCTTCTGATCCTTTATTGTTCTTGAGAACAATAATATCTTCTATCTCTTGGTGCCAGATTGGGAAGTGGACAGTTGCTGATCCACCTCGGATGCCATTTTGAGTGCAGCATCTGACAGTGCTCTCAAACTTTTTAAGGAATGGGATAACACCTGTGTGTGCAACTTCTCCGCCTCGGATCTTACTGTTGACCCCACGGATTCTGCCTGCGTTGATACCGATTCCTGCACGTTGAGCAACGTAGCGGCCAATCGCCATGTCACTAGAAAAGATACTATCGAGGGAGTCATCGCTATCAACAAGCACACAGCTAGCAAATTGTCGAAGTGGAGTTCGCACCCCTGCCATGATAGGTGTGGGTATGTTGATTTTGTGCTTGCTGATTGCGTCGTAGTATCGTCTGACATAATCGAGTCTTGTAGAAAGGGGATACTCTGCAAAGAGAGTTAGTGCAATCATCATATACATGTACTGGGGTGTCTCGTAAACATCTCCAGCACTACGATCCTGAACCAAATACTTATCTACTACCTGACGTAAACCAGCATAAGTAAACAAGTAGTCACGATCGTGATCAATCCAAGAGTTAACTTTGATCCAATCTTCGTCACTATACTTATCTAGGATTTCTTCATCGTAGACTTTGTTGATAGTAGCATTGTATGCAGCAACATCAAAGACCGAAGGCATACCTTCTTTCCAAATGTTCTTATGGAATGCTTCCTTACGAAGACCAAACAGCAGCAAACGTGCAGCAACAAACTGATAGTTAGGATGATCTAGATCAATAAGATCAGAAGCAGAACGAATTAAGATTTCTTGAATTGCATCTGTGGTGATGCCATCATAAAATTGAATCCCTGAACTCATCTCAACTTGCGATGCAGAAACTCCTGCGAGACCTTGACATGCTTCTTCCACCATCTTGTGAACTTTATCCAAGTTGAGAGATTCAACCATCCCATCTCGCTTTTCTACATTGATGCTCATACTTTTTTCCATTCGTTCAGTTTAAGAGTTGCTTCTAGTTTGCTGTAAGTATTCGATTCTATCACGCTTTGCACATCGTGACCACCCAATACCATATCATTGATATCTTTTTGTGATATTGATTTAGGCCAGATAACTACTGGGTCTCCTTGATCAATGGTACGGATGATTCGTTTAACGATCTCGGCATTTCTCGGTTCATTATCATAGACCCAGACAATATCGCTATACACCCCACGATCAACATGAACGTCACTTCCACACATAGCAATCGAATTGCGAACGAACGTACTGTCAAACGGTCCTTCGGTGATATACACTCTTTCATTTAAATTTACCTTATCGAGACCAAAAAGTTTCGGTTGACTCTCATCGAGAATCACCGTTATGTAACGTAGTTTTGTTGCTTTGGATAGTGCTCTACCCTGGAAACCAAATAGTTTCTTATCTGCTGTATAAAGAGGCAGAATTATACGTGGACTATCACCTCTCATATCAGAGAAGGTTTCTTTCTGTTGATTAGTCCAGTCCTTAAATTTAGGACAGTAAAAAAAGTAATCTAAATCTTCAATTTTTCGTTGCTCAAGATATTGTCTCGCCGGGTGAGAAATATTTAGGTCAGAAATCTTCTGTAGTTTTATGTCTTGTTTTGATTTCTTGAATACTGGTTTCTTGAATTCAAACTTTGGTTCTTTAGTCTGACTATTTTTACCAGTTAACCCCTCACGATACCTCTCCATAACATATTCGTCATGAAGCATTGTATTATTATCTTTTAAGAAGTTAGTAAATGTCCTGCCTACGCCACAGTTGTGACACTTGTAGACATAATCATTCTTTATCTTAAAGATATACCCTCGTGCTTTGTTCTGATGCTTCTGGGAGTCTCCGCAGTACGGACATCGGAAGTTATAGAGGTCTGCCTTTACTCTTTTAAATCTCTGCAATGAAGCAGATACCATACTGATGTATTTTGTATCAAGATAGCTCACTTGCAGAAAGACTCACTCTGTCTATAATAGCAGACGAGTCCAGTCTTGTCAACTCTTTAACAAAGGGAGGAAGCACTTGTAATACTGTCACAAGGGTTGCAAAGACTGCTCCTGCACCGATGACAAACTTTGCATTAGTATCTACTTTTTGCTGAATCTTATTGATTCTGCTATTGACAGTTTCATGATCCTTCTCGTGCCTTTCTTTCATCTCCTCAAGCATACCGATGATGAGTTTATCGGCACGTTCGGATTCATCTAAACGATTTTCGTGGCGCTCCAAGATCACAGCAACTCTGTTGCTGTTTTCTGAGATTGTTCCTACTGCTCTTTCGAGTTTGTCAAGCATCTCTTTGGAGAGATCTTCATAAATGTCCAGTTTACTTTCTAAAACTGCTAATCTACCAAGACCGAAAGCCATACCTATACGTTTCTTACTGCGAAATCTAGAGCGGATTGATATGTAGCAGCATCTTTGTTCAACATATAACGGAACTGTGTTGCTTGCTCATCAGGTAACTGTGAATAACAAGCAGCGATACGCTTCGCTGAAAAATTATCCAAGTTCTGTTGTGATCCATCACCGAATGTAATCTTCGCAAAGGAAGACTCACCAGAAGGATTGAGTTCAGATGTTGCAACTTCTAGTGCAACTTCCAGGGCATCTTGTTGTGCGGTAGATTCAGCAATCATGTTAGTAGTCAATTCAGTTTGTTCTTTTTTAAGTTTTTTTGTTTGGTCACCGGCTTTTTTCTTGAAGTCCGACATACGGGCTTTCATAAGAGTGTCCATCTCTTTAGTCTTATTCATCATTTTGGATTTTGCTTCACCACGTTTTTTCTGCAGATCTTTAGCGCGGTTCAGTTTTTTCATCTGACCGATCTGCTTCTGTGCTCTCTCTGTTTCTGAGGGAACTGCTTCAGAAATAGTTTTTGTTTCTAATTCTTCTTTCATTTTCTTACGTGTAGTTATACGAGACAGCATTTTCTTCGCACCTTTAGTACGACCATCCACTTTATCCTGGTTCGCTTTTTTATATCTACGATGTTGTCTTGGATTTACCATAACAAATGCAGGAGGAATCTGCAACGCAGATCCATCTCCCGCCATCATTTCATTCACAGTAGGTTTAATTCCTTCAGACATTCTTGATCTACATCCTTGTTTATAGATTCAGGTAAGCGATTCAGTACTAGTATAAATGCTTTCAATGCTGACCAATGAGTCGCCTCTATCTTATAGAAAAGAAGAGGCGTGGCGGCATCATCAAACACATTATACATCACAATAATATGATTTAATATAAGATGAGTTTTTAATTCACCCTGTGTTTCGTATCTACGAAACAACCTTTTGATGTACTTAATCTTATTTAGATCTTTTTTGAAGTCATCAAAAGTAACTGAACTTGGATTATTATAATGTTTAATAGCAAACATTACCCAGTTATCGGGCGTCAATTCATCAAATTTCATTTAATAATCAACTGAATGTTAGTGTGAACTCATCCGAAGTAACAGTAGCGGAAGCTCCTGCCGCAGAAAGAACAACACGATACTGGTAGTTAGTCATTCCTGCACTGGAAGTAAAGACAAGTGTCGCACCAGAGAATCCACCAGTGTTAGTGCCTTGATACATATAATTTGATCCGAAATTGGTTGGACTACCGGTGTAGACTGGGGTCCAGTTAGATCCGTTATTGGTAGATACATACCATGTAGCATTGATGGATCCACCATCAGCACCTTCAAGTTCTGCAGCTATAGCGATTCTTGCTTCCTGGCCTGGACTAATTGCATCTTCAAGAGCAGGTTGTGAAGTAAGAATAATTGTACGATCTGCTGCAATAGCATCATCTGTCTGGGTCTCGTCAGCGTTAGCTTCAGGATCAGCAATGCTTACCAACATCTCTGCTTTATGACGGGTGTTACCATCAGCATCAGTGAAAGTATAGTAGGACCACCAACCAGGAGCATTCAAACCACGAGCCTTATTCTCGGCAAGTGCTGCTTCATCGTTATCAACGAAGATGGTTTCTTTTGCTTGTGATGATGCAGCAATGCCAATGCCTGCTTTGGTTTTGTTGGCATTGCTGTCATCCTTTCCGTATAGGGACATGAGTTTTCAGCGCGTGTGATTTACCTAA